CCAAAATATTCGCATTTCTGTCATTAATTTTGAGCGCTTTTTAGTTAAATTCCCCCAGTCGGGCATCACTCGTACTGGCGTTCCTTGGCGTCGCCGACGCCGCCGGCGGCGGGACCCGCGCTGCCGTCGCCTCCGCTTTTCACCCACGCAGTTTTTGCACCACGCATAGATACCCTTCCGCCACTGATTCGACGAAAAGTTGAACCTATTACATCTGTGTTCGCAATTCCAGCACTCTAGACCCGGCCAGAGACTTGATAAAACAAACCTACTATATGTGTATTCACTTGCCATTTTACATTAAAAAATGGTGGAGGTATTAGATCAATTTTTATAGAGGTATCTGGCATTCGCAGCAGCGGTTGCTTGTGTAGAATTTTTGCAGCTGGACGTATGAGTACAGGGAATATATAAAGGCGAGAAATAACAAACAGATGAGATCGGTGGGTGGATGGCGCTCATAATTTACATGGTTTCATATAACTTTAAATAAATTCAATTTATATGAAATTTCCAAAATGTGCCGCTGCATACAAGGGTGTCCAACTATAACGATGGCGCGTACGATTACGTCGGCTACGATGGCTACGATGACGCTTTCGCCTACGCCGCTTGCCGCCCGTAGAGCGCAAACGATAGCGACGCGTTCTGCGACGCCTTTGTAAACGCGCACGTTTTCGGCGAGCACGATAAAGTATTTTTAGTGTTGCATTCATATTATAATATAGTAATAAATTATTTTGGAATATACTCAAGACGAATTTTCTGCTTCAATCTCTCTTCATCCATAAATATAAAAATTTTAAAAATGTGTGATGTGTTATTCAATAACTTATGGCGCAATGTGATACGATTGGTCATGTTTAATTGCGGCAAATATACCAGATACTGAAAGAGCCCATCATTTCTCTCGATGATTTCAAAAATAAACCCATCGTATTCTTTCTCCAATAGTTGTTGTTTATCTGCGAACATATTTAAGAGAGAACAATCATTCTGGACCTTCCGAATTGCGCGCATGGTCGTATTTATATATTCCAACGATTCCCCCCATTTTTCATGAAAAATCTTGGATTTCTCACTATACTTACAGATCCCCAGTTTATCTTGCAAATTCATAATATTTAATAGATCAATGAGACGGCGTATAGGCGAGGTAATATGTATATAAGCTTCTAAATCTAAAAGTTCATGTCCTGCAATATTTGCAAAATTCACATAACGTCCACCCGAACTCATCCACCCCTTAAGGAACTTTTTAACACTCTCCGGTACGCCACTTGGCATCGTTTTCGTAGGTGATAGCGTTACAGCCCGATAGATACCACATCGATGCTCTCTCAATTTCTGCGCGGAGAGAAAGTTCATCATGACCATTAAATATGCCACTACATCATGACTATCACGTATATTATCGATATACTTCTTCGCAATATTCATTTTCTTCACCACCTTTAATAGTGTTTGATATTCAGGATTTCTCTCCAATTCTGGACTATCATATATATAATTCTTAGTAACCCGGATACATGTATTGCAATAGCTTATACTTTTAATTTTATAATTCTCAACAACAACATCCAACGTAAATGCGAAACGTATTCGGTTTTCTTGGAGAGAACATAGGGCATTGGAGAGAATAGTTGGTAGCATGGGTCGCCTTCGATCAGGCAAATAAATAGTAGCTATACGCTGTGAAAAGGAGGTCCACAAGTCCATGACATCAAACCAGAGTGAAACATTGGATATATATACACTGAGTTTCCAGCTTGTCTCGTCGAGAGAAACGATGCCGAACCCGTCATCAAAATCTTTACTCGCCGCAGGATCAATTGTGTATATCTTTTCTTCTCTCCGATCTTCTATTGCATACTGGTCGAGTATCATGGTAATATATTGATCTTCGGATTTCTTCTTAAGAGCTCGCATCGTCGCTTTCGTAAATTTTTGAATTGAAGCATACAAGCTTTTGCAATATAGTTGATATTCATAAAAGTTGGACAGCTTGTCCACATCGCCAATAGTTTGTACAATCGAACCTTGTGGATGCTTACCATCCCATTTAACAAATTTAAAAGTTATATATTTATTTTTTAATTTCTTACTAAAACCATATTTTATTTTATATGGCACAAGAAAAATAGGTAACCTGCAATCATCAGGAATACATTTAAATAAATATCTATCTCGCTTCCATTTTCCATATGTTTTATTCCCCACAAGTACCAAAACCCCCGGGATCATCTGCATGACACGCACACAGGAATGTTCAAGTGTAATTTTCTCTCTATCATCAAGGCTGAAAATATCTTGATCAAAAAGCTTATGCTGAATAGGATTAAGACTAATATCTGCCAATATTAATGATGATGAATGATATACAGACCATTTTTCATACTGACGATCATTCACTTTTAGTTTATATGTCATTTAATAGATATATAAACATGTAGAACTACCTTTAATAATTTTTTCTACTTTGTTATTTCTTCACTCGAGTGTGGTGCAGTGCTGACTTTTTCGACAATATCTCTCTTTATATTCTGTGCTTGTAACCAAGAAATAATAATATGAGGTGCAATAGCACAAGTATTCATGTAAGTTCTATAATTAAAATAGCATAATGTGGAGGGAGAGTCGTAGCGGATACTATACCACCAATATGCTGGTACAAAGACAATATCACCTTGTTGTAACTTAACTTCGAGACTTTTTACCTTATTAAATTCTCGTTTATATTCGTCTTGAATATTCCATGGATTCATTGGGGACCGAAATTCGAAATTATCATAATCTTTCTCTCCACGTAAGTATCGGCCGGCTGCTGGAGGAATAAGTTTGACACTAATTGTGCCCTCCACGACATAAATAAAGTTTCGATAGTTCATATTGTAGCGTAATGGGATTGTAACGCCTTTTGATCCGGCACACAGATCATACATACATTTGGATACAAGGGGAGGTCGTAAAAATAGATCATTATGTCGAAATGTGCGTAATAATCCAGTTTCGGAGAGAAAATCACCATTATTTTCTGTAAAATAATTATTGTTTTCATTTTTTTTTAGTAAAGCAAAAGCTTCTCCAAATAATAGAGGGAGATATAGCTCTGTCTTATCAGGATCATCTTTATGATCTCTAATTTTTAGATCAAAAGCGCTATAATTTTTATTAATAGCGTCTAGTGTTAAGAGGCTGCACAATTCTTTATTAATATACTGAAATGTAACAGGTTGGCGTAAATCACAAATCTCCTCTAATTTTTCCTTGGAAGGTCGTTCGATGGTATATACTTCTAAATCATTGCTTGTCTTAAGATGAAAGTATATATGTAGATAAAAAAATAAAACTAGACAAAAAATTAGTACGCCTATTAAATATTTCATATTACACCAAGACAAGAAACCTTTTTTGAAATTTAAGCGTAAATCACTGGAAGTCGGTAATTTGAGGAGCCAAATAAAATTCAATATAATTGTCCTGTTCATCATCGCCAACTTCTTCATCAGCTACAGGATTATCGCTTGTAACATCTAAATCATATCTTAATTTCATAGGATATTGTGGGCTAAAATGGAGAGATGCATGTTCTGCAAGTGAGGCGAATTGAACCATCCAGTTCAAATAATCTAAATTGAAGTTCAAATTAATATGACCATCTTCTTCAATCATATATTCCTGCATATCATCCAAATTTATATTAGCCTTAGCTGATCCATTACCTAATGAAGAATCTTTCGTCGTCTCCAATGTAACTGCATCTTCGCTGCATTGAATATTTAATGTTTTCGCAAAACCTATCATCTGTTTTATAGTCTTTTCAAAAATCTTTGAACGGATCGTAATATCAGCATCGTATTCGACTTCGGGGATCATCAACATATCACACTGCAAATCAAGAAGATTAATTGTAAAATGCATATTGATAATCTCTTTTTCATCGCTATCCAAATGAACTTCGAGAGTATCGCCGTCATCGGTAAAATGTAAGCTCAGACTATGCTTATCATTTGCGCAATATAAAACTTTATCAAATAATTCACAATTTAAACCCAAAGTAACTGGTTGAGAGACACTATACTCCGCAAACCAATCTCGATTTAACACCAACTCAACCAACCCTATTTGATTCCCATCCATTGCCTGAATTTTAAACTCTTCTTGTGTAAAGCGAAAATTTACATCGCCTATTTTGGTCTTCATATGACGAAATATAGTTCTAAAATAAGAACATTTCTTACCTTCATCAATCGTTATGTACATTTTAATAGTAATAAGATACATTCTTTATTACTATTCAATTTAATTATTCTCCTCTACTTCAAGTTCAACATTTTCCTCTTGTTCATCCTCCTCTTCGTCACTCGTCGTCTGCGCCTGCGCAACCTTTTCCGAAAGAGACTCAAGCAATTCTGCCAATTTATCAATTCTCTCACTTAAAATGGCTAATTGGGGTCCTGTATTGTTTGCAACCACGTTATTCATCTGCTTAGTCTTGTCATTTTCCTCCAGCCGCAACAGGCGGCGCTCGTGCCAACCTAAAATCTTCGATGGAGCGAAAGCATTTGGCGGCAGAGTATTACTAATAGGTTTGTGAGGTTCTTTCTGAGCTAATCTTGCATTGGGCATATATGTAGCCATTATAATCTAAATATTCTTTTTTATTTTTTATTATGGACGCATTTTCATTTTAACAACTGGATGTGGATCATAACCAATGACGTCCATATCATTAATCTCATAGTCTTCAATATTCTCTTTTATATTTTTGATAAAAAGTTTGGGAAAGGCACGGGGATAATTATCTAATTGTTTCCTTAATGCTTGCTCATGGTCATCGTATATATGAGCATTCGCGATAAAATGTATTAATTGTTTAGGGACCAAACCGCAATGATGTGCCAATAAATGAGTGAGAAAGCTATAAGATGCTATATTGAATGGGATCCCTAAACCTACATCACCACTGCGCTGATACAATGTACATGTAAGCTCATTACTATTTGTGACGTGAAATTGTGATAAAACGTGACATGGCGGCAAGGCCATTTCATCTATCTGCAACGGATTCCAAGCACTCAATATTAGTCGTCGGGAGGAGCGCTCCTCCGGATCCTTCAATGCCTCAATAATACCGCCAAGTTGATCTACACCTTTTCCTCTATAATCATCATCACATGTCTTATATTTAGCATTAAAGGAACGCCACTGGTGACCATAAACAGGACCTAGGTCATCTTCTTCTCTCTGATGTAACCCCCTAGAATCTAAAAATTCACGCGTTGCATTATCTGACCATATATGCACATTCTGTTTCACTAATGTTGTATTGCTGGTATCACCCCTTATAAACCATAATAGCTCTTTTAAACAGGTTCGCCATGCCAATTTCTTAGTTGTTAACAGCGGTAAAGTATTATTAGTAAGAGAGAATTTCAACGTTTCGCCTAATAACACACGCGTGATACCATTTCTGCCTTGTTCGCGCTTACCTTGTCTCAATATGCGATCTACTAAACAGAGATATTGTTTCTCAGGGTGCATACGACGTAACTGAAATGCTTGCATTAAATATAAAGATTACTTCATTTTAATTTCTTTTTATAAAACATATGGATCACGTTGTCGCAGCAAATACAGCTCACAAAGATAGCTTTTTAAAACATGTATTTAATTTTGATCAAGATTCAAAAGGAGAAATGATAAATATTATCCAATACTGCATACTTGCTCTAGTTCCGATTTCTCTCCTTTCTTCTGTCATCGACTATATGTTTCCTAAAGTTGATAAAACTAAGGGTAGTCTCGAGCTCCTCGTAGAAGCTTTAGGGCAATTATGTGTTACTTTTGTAGCCCTTGTTTTCTTTCATAGAATTATGACATATTTTGCCACCTGGAGTGGATTAGAGCATACACCCTTAAACTTTCCATCTCTCATTATTCTTTTCCTACTCCTTGCCATGAGTTGGCGGCAAGGAAAAGTCGGCAAGAAACTCCATGCTGTCTCAAAACGCGTATTGACATTCCCACGTGATAATTACTGGGATCCCGATACCAAAAAAGCTGGTTCCAAAAGAGGAGGAAATGTTGTAAAAGTAACACAACCACTTTCAAGTGGAGGAATACTTCCTCCGCCTATTGCTACTAAACAAAAAAGTGTTGCAGCACAAAGAGATGCTAAATTGACTGACTATATGGAAACACAAAAGCAGATTGCCGCTGAGTTGCCGACAGGTCCAACGCCAAAAACGAATAATCAAGTCGCAGCCTCTGGAGAGGTTGGGGTATATCCAAGCTATCAAAACATGTATTCCAATGGCGCAGGCTCGGGCAGTGCTGATGTCGGTAGCGCCGGACAAGAACCTATGGCCGCCAACGAAGCTATGGGCGGCGGACTTGGTTCCGCATGGTAAAGGTTAAGAAAATTGAATTTAAACATTGCTACAAATGCCTTATATGATAGCATTTCTAGCAAAGAAAAACAGCAAGGAAACCATGGAAAAAATCACAAAAACCAACGAAAAACTCAAGGAAACAGAAGAAAAATCCCAAATTACCAAGGTAGCCATTTCAATGACTTTTTGTGATCGAGGCGAAAATCACACTGGTATGAAGGGCGAAGGGCGCTTGCTCGAAGTTGGTGAGGGTCTTAATAAAAAAGATTTAATAAAAGGTAAAAAGCTTGCCAAAAAGTGGGGATTAGAATGCAAATTGCTGCATTTAAATGATTTATTGAGCCCAGAAGATATGCAAAGGACCAAGGAAGACGGGACAATTGAGACAGGTGTTGCCGAAGACGCCTATGTTTTGGTCATTCGCGGGTTCGTAGATGCAATTATGGCAAGGGTACATAAAACAAAATGGGATTTATTCAAGGAAATGAATAGCGCGACATGGGATACAATGTATTATGATACGCGGAGGAAAAAGGTTTTGAATAAGCGCGCAAGGAGTAATAATGTTATCACCGATCGTTCCTGCGAGGCTAATTTCGAAGAAAAGCAAGGAACTTTGATTGATTTCAAGGATTTGCCGCTTTTGTCTATGATACGTGGCGCATTGTATGAATTATTTGGCGAGAAATGCAAGGATTTCGTGGCAGAGGGAAATCGCTATGAGGATGGTGGCACAAAGAAACACGGAATTGGCTGGCATGGTGATGCGGAGCGGTTCATTGTGGCGTGTATTCGTTTGGGGATGGATCCGTCAATGATAATGTATTATCAATGGTATTGGCGCAATGCAGCGCGTGGTAAGAAATTGGGAATTCGTTTGGGCGCAGGCGATCTTTATGTAATGAGTGAAATCGCGACAGGGCATTGGTGGCGGAGTTCAACGAAATTTTGTCCTCGTCATGCAACTGGTGCCCCAAAATATGTTAAATAAGTATTAAAATAAGAACATTTTTTAATATTTAATTTATTATATAAATGTCAAATAATTTCCCAACAACTGCAGTAGATATGAATAAATTAACACCGAGTGAAAGATGGAGCCTTGCAGAAGAGCTCAGGGAACTATTCATACAAAATAATATAGATACTGAAAAATACAAAAATTTATTTGAAGATTTACAATCTAAAAAGCCAATTTATGATATAGACCAACGCGATATCCCACCATCTTTTTTAGAAGATATATCAAACAAAGCGGTGCGTGCGACCGAAGGCGACGGCGGAGGGGGCGGAGGGGGGCGGAGACCGGTACTACATCGCGATTTGTCGTATGAAGTTGACGTCCGCGAGGACGGAGATGCAGCTCGCGCCGCCGCTCTGGCGGACTGGGAGGGGCGCAGCGACCCACGGGCTGACGAGGAAGAGGTCGACAGGCGTCGCTTTCGGTCGGTTTTGGAAATTGAGAACACCCGCCTTGCGGAAGCCAAAAAAAGAAATGCCACATTGATCGAGAGGGCTGAGCAGGAAAACATTATATGGAGATGCGCAGATTGTAACGAACAAGTGGGCGTTTTTCCTTGGGAATGCGGTGCCTGTGTAAGGCACCTTTTGCCGCCACGACCGCGTAGTCGCGGCGGCTTGCGGCGAGGACGCTCAAAAAGACATAAGCGGGCACGCAGAAAACGGACACGCAGAAAGCGGATACGCAGAAAACGGAGGCGCCGCCGGAGAAAAACGCGACGTAGATAACTTAATAAGAAATATATTATAAATAATATAATATATATTTTAAACAATGCAACATGCAGGACTTTTTCTATATCCACGAACACGAAAACTAATTACTTCATCTTTGCATATGAATCAAATCCAGCGCCCGCTCACATTTTTAACGCCGCCACCCCCTGCACCAAACAGGCGAAAATCACAATCTAATAAACGTGTTTCTTGGCACTGCGAGAAAGGCGTGAAAATTTACAACTATTGGAGATGTAAACATGAAAATAATATCAAATTTCGAGAGAAAAAAAAGATTAAAAGTCAACCACGACACCCATTACGTTCATATCCGATAATCAATAAAGTGATTTGGCCATTAATAATTAATAATCATATTAATTACTGGGCACGATTACCAGGAGGAACAGCACAGGATATAGCTATCCTTTTGCCAAAAAAAATAAGCATGGAAATATTACTATCAGACCTCCGATATATATACAACCACTTTCGTCAAGGAAAACTTGCACCAATTAATTTTAATAAAGGTCTCCGACTCAATGGGGAAATTAAAATTGGACAATGGAATCGTATACATAAGAGATTTGTAAACTGCCGGATACTTGTTCTCTCGCCACTCTTGCGACGCTATTTAATAAATGTAATGAGAGACACGAAGTTAGCCGCCACCAGTATTCAGGTTGCATGGCGGCGATATAAAAACATCAAAGAATTAGCCCGGCACACTTCTTCGTGAACGACGTCGCTGACGCCGTCGTCTGCGTCTCCTATATGTTCTCCGAGCCCCGCCATGCGGTACCGGTCCTATCTCCGCAGCCGCTGGTGGCGCGTGGTGGAGCAGACGTCGTCTCAACTCAGTATTTTCCTCATGCATTTGTACCAGTTCTGCCTCTAACTCATTTATCCGCGCTACCAATGTGTCTATTACTAATAAACGTCCGTTCCGCTCCCTTGCATAATTACGAACAGGCTCACCTGGAGCTACTCTTGCTGATTTTTTTGTTCTTTTTGGCATATATAATATTAATACATAAAAAAGAATTTCCTTTATATTTTAAATGAACAAACCAAAGCGAAAAGAACCTTGTCAAAAGATCAAAGCCGCTATCATCAAATGCAAAAAAATTAAAGGAAATAAATGTATACTAACCATTACAGCACTAAAAGAATGCAAACGCCGCCTAAAATATGGTACATTTTAATCTATTCAGTTTAAAATTGAATAGATTTAAATATTAAATATTATAATTATTCAATGTCTCAAATCAATGATTACCTAACATCTATCCATTCAGTATCAGGTAAGGCAAAATATAAACGGGTTAGTCTTTCCCCATTGCGATATGCAGGCGGCAAAAGCAAAGCTGTTGGTCTTATTATCGAAAATCTGCCAGTTCTAAAGGAAAAAAAAATCATCTCGCCATTCTTTGGCGGCGGTTCCTTAGAATTAGCGCTAACCCAAAAACTAGGTTTCGAAGTTATCGGGTATGATATTTTCGGCATGCTGACTAATTTTTGGGATACCCTCATTAAACATCCCGAAAAACTTGCATTAGTACTTGAGAAAATGGATGTTAGTAAAGATTCATTTACAAGATATCGACACATTCTTCTTCATTATTGGAACAAAATCAAGCCACCGACTCTCATCTACAAAACAAAGAAAAAGATTGAGCTAACCGACGAAGAAAAAAGTCTTCTAGATGATGATAAGTTGATACAAGCAGCATATTATTACTATAATATGGCACTTTCATATGGACCGATGTTCCTTGGGTGGCCGAGTTCCAATGAAATAAAGCCAGCCAAATACAAAAGAAGAATCGCAAAAATTAGAGCATTTAAACCAGGCAAGCTTTCTGTTGCATGCGCTGATTTTAAAGAAGTTATTTGCAAACACAAAGACGACTTCTTGTTCTTAGATCCTCCATATTATTTGGGTGAGGATTCAAAAATGTTCAAGGGAATGTATCCAAATTGTAATTTTGCTATCCACCACAAGGGTTTTGAACATCAAAAACTATGCGAACTCCTCAAAGCACACAAAGGAGGGTTTCTATTAACATATAATAATTGTCCAACCATAAGAGACTGGTATAAGGATTTCCAGCAAAAATTTCCTAGCTGGCAATATACCTATGGACAAGGCGAAAAACGAATTGGAAAAAATCGCCAACAGGGTACAAATAATAATATTAAAGAATCGCATGAAATCTTCATCATCTCACCGCCGCAATAAAAAAATTGGTTTATCTTTCTATGCATAAATCATTATAGTGTATATCTCATTAACTACTCAACAAATACGACATTCTTCATTTTCCACTCGGACGCTTGCGGCTCGCAATCTGCTTCTGGTACATTTCGTAAATATCCTTGGGCCACGCAGCACCGCGCTCTTGGTAATTCCAAGGAGGAAAATCACCCATAATTTTCTTGTAATCCTCGCGGCACTTGTCCTCCATGCAGTGAATTGAAGGAGTCACGAGCATCTCAGACACATCGAAGAGACCCGGTACCTGCACCTTTATTGGAGTGCTCCAAATACCCCAGATCTCGAACTGATTGCCAGCCCGCAATTCCTTGGTAATAAGATGGTGAATCCCAAAGGTTCGCACCGACGGACTTCCACCCAAGCCACCTTGGTAGAAAGCCATCGTGCTCGCCATTCCACCCTTGCACTCCGATTTGCCAATTTTTTTAATTACACCAAGTCCGCCGGCGGTCCTAGCAACAAGCAAGTAAATACGCCCCGCATTTCCCTTGTAAAGTTTTTTGTGCTCAGAAATCCAAGCCATTTTCCAAAGCTGTTTCGTCTTATTCTCAGCGCCGCGCAGGACGCAACGCCCAACAAGGCAAGCCGTTTTGACACTTTCAATGGTAAGAGACATGTTGTTTGTTCTGTTTACTATGGTGTTTGGTGTTGTTTACAACAATTCTCTTGAATAAAACTCATTCAATTTTTATTCAAGAATAGCCATTTCCCATTAAAAAACAGAGTATTTTCATGTAAGCAACAATATAATTGCTGCGATGCACCCTCCACTTAATAAACGACACCCCCAACGCCACCGAAATTTCTCTGCCTCGAACGCTTCATGATCTTGTTTGTATCGTGTTAGCGGACTTGGAGGGGGCGTGCAAGTCCGCCATCGGATACGTGAATCAACAGAATCTGCATACGAAGCATACGAATCATTTGAATCGTAAGCCCCACATGGCACTACTTTCTTATTCCTTAAGCGCAATGTAAAACGTCGGCGTTTTGAAGGCGAAGGAAATTTAAATATACCTAATGTTCTAGCACCGGGTGCAGCAGAAGGAGAAACTAAGGTCGGATTATCCCAACTATAAGTAGAAAAAGGGGAACTGCCGGTTGACGAAGACGGCGATGTTGGGGATGCCTGGATCTGTATAGGCGATAATGGATACACTGGTCTTGGCATTTAAATAATTTAATACAATAATCTTTAAATTATTTAATATTTACCCAAAGAAGACGAACCATGAAAGGACCGACGCAAAGATATACCAGCAGGTAAGGACGAATACTCCAATTGTTACAAGTGTTGTTGTCATGATTTTTAATACCCATATCACAGCTAAAAATGTTTCAATTTATATCATCAATGTAAAAGTCTTTCCATGTATACGCTTATCCGCTAAATATAAAGCCATATAATGATCAATTTCTATGCCATCCATCGCTATCAATTTCTTCTGTTCTAAGGATGGAAGCTTCATTTCTTTCGAAGTTTGAGAATGCACATTTAAGTTAAGGAATAAAAAGGCACCTACAGGGATGGAATAATGAAATAATGTATAGCAATCTTCAAGTTCATTTCCACCAGAAATTAGAATAATCTGCGAAACAGGTATACGCGTCTTCTCATAAATCAACCCTTTGATAGTATAAATAGCAGTACTAAGTGTCACAGGAATACGAATATTATCACTCAACATTGTAACAATAATTACTTCTCCACCCTTGTAGAGGGTTTCAAAAACCCATTGGCGAAATTTTCCCTTGAATATCACGGATTCATAATTAGTGATTGTTTTTTCGGCTTTTTCCAACTTTTTTTGAAGTATTTCCATACTTGACGTATCTTTCTGTTCTGCCATCTTTCTATTCATATCATTATATAATAAAAAGTCAATTTTATAACATTCTAGTATATCGCTGTTTTCGTTGTACCTGCTTATAATATACTCGGCATAATACTGCTATTCCGAGAGCCATTGTAGAGAATAATGCTATTGCAACCACTATAAATGTCGCTACCATATAGAAAATAATAAGATAATCTATTTTACAAATAAAAACGTTGAAAAAGGGTATTTAAAAAAATTGAATTAAAAAATATTCAAGTTTGAGAGTATTAAAAACAATGAACAACTACAACTGGCATTCTATCCTGCGCGAATCTGGTAAAATAGATTCCGCTGCATGGAACACAGCAGAAGGAACAATTCTGGAGGCAAGGAAATGCTGTGGACCATTTCACGTGTCTGATACCCCGCCGTGGAACCCGGAGGTGCGCGACGCGCGCACGCGGGCACGCGACCACGCAAATCATGCTTTCATTAATAATCTTCCGTTCATCTGTATTAATTATCGCAACAAAAAGTGCTGGGCATCGGTCTGCGATCTATCCGCCGGCTTGATGAATAAGTATATCGTTATTATTTCAAATAAAATGAAAGAGCTCAGTGCTTTGCCAATTCCAGAGCAGCTTCCAGAAAAAGACCCTGCAATAGAAGCCATTCTAGGTATTCTAACATCTGAACAGCTTGGAACTCTTCTAGAAAACGACGCATTTCGCAAGACGAGTTTTGGAAGCAAGATTTGCAAATGTTGCGGGAAATTTACCACCGCACCTATGAAGAAATGCCTGCATTATAATTGCACTGGGTGCTGTGCTACTTGCGCAAAAATACCACTTCTTATCCCACAAGGCGAGCTTCCAGGTTATGGGCAAGATGGAGGTAATGCAGATGACGTGTCGTTAATGGTGAATGTTTGTCGAGCTTGCAAGCGTGAACAGAAGACTGAATGCCCCATTTGCCAAGATAAGAAGGAGGCGAAAGAACTTTGTATCCTTGGATGTCGTCACGTGTTTTGTTGGAAATGTTATAGTATGGGGGTTTTTGGAGGACATCAAATGATCAAATGCCCGCAATGCCGAGAAATTATTACTGCTATTTCGACCATAGAATAATCTAGGCATATGTTTATATGGGCAGTATTTTAACAATCGCACTCATACTGGACGATCATAGAAAAATAAATAAAGAGTCGCAGAGGCATAATATGCAAGTAAAATATGGAAAACCTTTACTAGGGAAGTATCGTCAGAAGTATTTTTTACTTGAAGGACCGGACTAGTTTTTTTATTTAGATATGTTTATTCAATAAATATATCCGATATTTATATACGTTATGTCGAAAAAACAAAAACAAAAACAAAAACAAAATACTTATCTATTAAATGTTAACCCAGATTATGTAGATAGTTTAACTGCAGGCTCACTTGCTGT